AGAAGGTTGCCGAACTAGATATTACTTGCTTGTTATTAAAGTACGATGAATTAACAAGGCAAGGTAGAAAAACAAATAAGTATGCTGACGAAATGGACTTCTTAGTCACTAACGATGCTAGGAATAAATTTATTGTAAACCTAGCGAAAGATTTAAAAGGGAATACACTAGTACTGTATCAATTTGTACAGAAACATGGAATCCCATTATACGAAGACCTAAATAAAAAGGTAGATGGTTCAAAGGACATCTGGTTTGTATCGGGAGATACAGTCGTAAAGGATAGGGAAAAGGTCAGAGAAATAGCAGGTGATACTGACAACAATATCATAGTTGCTTCTTTTGGTACATTCTCGACTGGCATTAATATACCATCTATCGAAAACATTATTTTCGCTTCGCCAAGTAAAAGTAAGATACGAAACTTACAATCTATTGGTAGAGGTTTAAGATTGAAGGAGGGTAAAGAAAGTTGTAATTTGTATGATGTAGCTGATGACCTATCTTGGAAATCTTGGAAGAATCATACACTCAAACACTTTTCAGAACGACTTTCTATTTACTCAGAAGAAAAATTTAACTACAAGATTGTAGAGGTAAACATAAATGGATAAACTAATTAAAGAGGATGACGAGTTTATTTTGTTGAAGCTAACCACAGGGGAAACTCTAGTGGCTACTATTCGTGGTGAAGATACTGAAACTATTTCAGTTGAATATCCTTTTGAGTTAAAAACTATTCACGACAGACGACAAGATATGGTCGTTGATGTCACTGCTGCTGCACCATTTTGTGGTTTCGCAGAAGATAGAAAGTTTACCTTTAGAAAAGATAATCTAATGTTTACTAAATGTCTGCATAACTTTTCTATCCCCTTTTATATCGAGTTAGTTGAAGAATACGAAAGACTAGTCGATATCCCAGTGCCAAAGAAAAGATTATCCGATACTCAAGGAATGCTAAGAAAGACTGCCCAAGCTATGCAAGAAAGAGCCGAGGAAGTATTACCTGAAGATCCAAGATTAGAGGATACTGCAGAAGTTTTAGATTACTTGCTTTCTGGCATAGGCAAAAAGAAAAAGACAATCCATTGATAAGTATAACTCCCAAAGCTAAAGAATACATACAGAACAGACTTGTTGTCACAGGACACAAGTATGCTAGACTATCATTGAAAGGTGGTGGTTGTAATGGTTATGAATATGAGTGGAATGAAACTGACGATAGCAGTAATGCTACAATCGTCGAGGATATTATTGTGATTGATATGATGGCAAAACCTTTTGTTGATGGTTCCGAGATCGATTACAAAGAAGATTTCGCTGGATCGCATATCGAGATTATTAATCCGAATGTGACTAGTTCTTGTGGATGTGGAGAGTCTATTGGGTTTTAGTAATTACTTTATATTGCTTAACCCCCTACACCCCATAATCTACTCTGAAAAAACTTAAAAGTAAAGTCCCAGAATAAAAAAAATTATTATTATTTACTTTTAAGAAAGTTTTATATAGAATAATAATTATGAATGGAGTAATACATGGCTAATGCAAAGAAAAAGCCACAGCATTATGTTGACAATAAAAAGTTCCTACAAGCACTGAAGGAATACAAAGATGCATGCACTGCTGCTGAAAAGGCAAAAGAAGACAAACCAAGAATCCCAGAGTATATCGGCGAATGTTTATTGAAGATTGGTACACACCTTTCTTACAAACCAAACTTCATCAACTATACTTACCGAGATGATATGATATTAGATGGAGTTGAGAACTGCATTCAATACATACATAACTTCGACCCAGATAAATCAGGCAACCCTTTCTCATACTTTACGCAGATTATTTTCTATGCTTTCCTTCGCAGGATTAAGAAAGAGAAGAAGCAAACCTATGTGAAACAAAAGCTGATTGCTGAAATGGATGTTGACGCATTTATGGAAGCAGGAGAAGGGGATGAAGGAACTAACCAATATATTGAATATATGAAAAAGAACCAAACACTAGACCCATACTTTGAAGCAAAAGAAAAGAAGAAAAAGGAAAAGAAGTCGACACCTATAAGTGACGCAATGGATGATGAATAAAGACGATAAGAACATATTGGTAAATTTTATTCCACTTTTAATTCTTGTTGTTGTGACAGTATTGGGAAGTTTGGCTCATTACTTATTTACTACAGGAGTGGAAAAAACAATCGTTGGATATAACGAAGAAACTGGTAAATTTATTATGAAGGAAGCGAAAGCACAAGAAGCTGGTACTATTACTATTGACCATGGTGATAGTTGTTATGCAGTAGAAGGTGTATTCGTTGTTTGCGGTCAATGAGTAAAGTTGCAATTATAACCGATTTACATTTCGGTGCTAGAGGAGATGCTCTAACTTTTTTAGATTATATGGATAAGTTCTATACGAACACTTTCTTTCCTACACTAAAAGAGCGAGGTATCAAAACTATCTTAAATCTTGGCGATACTTTCGATCGTCGTAAATACATAAATTATAATTCATTAAAAAGATCTAGACAAATGTTCTTCGATCCTATTCGTGATAATGGGATGGTTATGCATATGCTTGCTGGTAATCATGATACTTATTATAAGAACACTAATGATACAAACTCTATTGATTTACTATTAAATGAATACAGCAATATTAATGTAATGGCAGAAGCCATGGATATAACAGTTGATGGTCGTAAGATATTTATGCTTCCCTGGATTTGTAGTGATAACTACGAACAAAGTATGGAAAGATTGAATGATAGCGAAGCAGAAATATGTATGGGGCATTTAGAGATTGCTGGTTTCGTAATGCATCGTGGGGTTAAATCTCATGGTGGTTTAAATGCAGAAAGGTTTAGAAAGTTTGGTTTGGTTTATTCAGGTCATTACCATCATAGGAACAACGATGGGCATATATATTATCTTGGGAATCCTTATGAATTAACATGGGCTGACTATAAAGATCCTAGAGGTTTTCATATATGGGATACAGAAACTATGGAACTTGAGTTTATAGAAAACCCATATACCATGTTTGAAAGAGTAGAGTACGATGATGTGACAAATGATTACACTGATTACGATGCTTCTATTATGGCAGAGAAATATGTAAAAGTTATTGTAAATAATAAATCAGACTTTAAAAAGTTTGATGACTTCTTGAAAAAGATTTACAAAGCTAACCCACACGATGTAAGAATACTTGAGGATTTTGCTGAGTTTCAAGATGGCGAGATTGACGAAGAACTTAATTTAGAAGATACTATGAATATATTGACTAGTTATGTTGACAGTGTAGAAACAACTTTAGATAAGGAAAAGATTACAGGTTTCCTTCGTGGGTTATATGCTGAAGCACAACAGTTAGAGAGTGAAACATCTGAATGATTACATTTGAAAAGATTAAATGGCGAAACCTGTTAAGTACAGGAAACGCATGGACTGAAGTAGATCTTAATCGTTCTACTACTACATTAATTGTAGGTAAGAATGGTGAGGGTAAATCTACTATCCTTGACGCATTAATGTTCTCTTTATATGGTCGTCCTTTTCGTAAAGTAAAAAAAGACCAACTGGTAAATAGTATCAATGGTAAGAATCTAGAAGTAGAGATTGAGTTTACCACACATGGCAAGCACTATAAAGTATTACGAGGTGCTAAACCCAACAAGCTAGAGATCTGGTCAGATGGTATTAAGCTAGACTCGTTCGCAAGTAATGCTGATACACAAACTTATTTACAAACTCAAATAATAGGTTTTGAGTGGCGAACATTTAGTAAGATGGTTATTCTAGGATCTGCTAGTTATCTACCATTTATGCAGATGGGGCAATGGCATAGACGACAAGTTATTGAAGATATTCTTGAGATTCGTATTTTTAGAACTATGAACGAGTTGCTTACTGATAGAATGAAACTTACTAAGGAATCGTTGGTTGCTGCAGAGAATGCTATTACTATTGCTAAGAAAGATGTAGATGCTCAAAAAGAATTACTTGAACAATTAAGTACTGTAAAAGAAGAAGCTGTAGAAAAGATAAACGAAAAGCTACGAGTAAATGAAGAAACTATTAATAACACTACTGCTCAGGTTGAACAACTAATGAAAGATGTTGATTACTTGAATACTCAAATATCTGATAGTGGTACTGTAAACGATGATATTGAAAAAGTTAAACAGATGATGGCTGGTTTCAATAATAAGAAAGCAGGTATTAATAAAGATATACAGTTCTTTGAAGATAATGAAATATGTCCACAGTGTGAGCAAAGTATTGAAGAGTGTCATAAGAATGATATTGTCACAAAGTTAAGAGATAAACTTGGTAAGACTATGAATGATTACGATACCATTTCTCAAGCACTGGAAAAACTAAATAAAAGATATGACGAGATTGCGTCTATCAACCAGACCATTATGTCAAAGAACACAGAGGTAAGTGCTCTCAATCAATCACTTAGTTTGTTGGGAAAAACAAATAAGGACTTGGTAGAAGAACAATCTAATCTAAATATAGATGATGATAATGTTGTAAATCAAAAAGCTAAACTGAAAGACTTAGCCAAGTTAGCAGTTGATGCTTTAGAGG